TTGCGATTATAGCAACGGGTATTGGTGCTTTATTAATTGCTGTTACTGCATTAGGTCAAGCATTTACAAGAAGTGAAGAAGGACAAAACAAGTTTGCTAAAATACTTGGTGTCATTGGTAGTGTTACTGGCAACCTTTTAGACTTATTAGCAGATTTAGGTGAAAGTATTATTAGTGTATTTGAAAACCCTAAACAAGCACTAATAGATTTTAAGAATGCTTTTATTGAAAACATTACAAATAGGTTTACATCTGCATTAGATACAGTTGGGTTTTTAGGTAAGGCAATAAAAAAGGTTTTTAGCGGTGATTTTAAAGGTGCATTAGAAGATGCAAAATCTGCTGGTAGTAGTTATATAGATAGTTTAACTGGTGTAAAAAACACAATAGACAAAACAACAGAAAGTGTAAAGAGTTTCAATAAAGAAATTGTTGATGATGCAAAAGCAGCAGCAAAGATTGCAGACCAAAGGGCAAATGCAGAAAAGGCAGCAAGAAAATTAATTGTTGAAAGGGCACAAGCAGAACAAGACATAGCAAGATTAAGAGAGAAAGCAGTTAATAAAGAAAAGTTTACCGCTGAAGAAAGAATTGCTTTTCTAGAAGAAGCTGGAAAAATTAGTGAAGATTTAGCAGCAAAAGAAACAGCGGTTGCAAAGTTAAGATTGCAAGCTAAATTAACAGAAAACTCACTAACAAAAAGTAACAAAGATGATTTAAATGAAGCAGCACAATTAGAGGCAAGTGTAATTCAATTAGAAACTCAAAGGCTTAACCTTCAAAAAAGATTAAGTACAGAACTATTAACTGCAAGACGTGAAGCATCAGCACAAGCAAAAAAAGATGCAAAAGAAGAACCAGTTGTTGTAGATGAGAAACTAAAAAAGATACTTGAAATACAAAAAGCATACACGCAAAAACAACAAGACTTAGAAGCAGAAACAGAAATACAAAAGATACAATTAGAAAAAGAACGCAAGTTAAAAGAGTTAAAAGATTTAGAAGCTACATATATACAAAAAGCACAAATTGCTGCGTTTTATGAAAACAAGATACAAGATGTAAAAGATAAAAATGCAAAGCAAGATGAGGAACTTGGAAAACTAAGAACACAACAAGCACTAGGAGATGCAAAAAATACTTTTAATCAGATTGCACAATTAGCTGGTAAAGATAGTAAAGTAGGAAAAGCTATGGCAATAGCAAGTGCAACTATAAGCGGTGTACAAGGTGTAATGAACGCATATACAACTGCACAAAAATCACCAATCACAGCAGCTTTCCCAGCATATCCTACAATACAAGCAAGTTTAGCTGGTTTAGTAGCAGCAAAAAACATTGCAGCAATTAAAAGTATAAACCCTAGTGGTGGAGGGGGAGGTTCTATACCAACTCAAAGTAGTGGGGGTGGTTCAACACCACCAGCATTTAATGTAGTAGGACAAAGCGGTGAAACACAATTAGCAGATGCGATAGGTAGCCAAACACAAAGACCATCAAGAGCATATGTGGTAAGTAATGATGTAACAACTGCACAAGAGATGGATAGAAACATTATTGAGGGTGCAAGTATCTAAATGCAAAATTAAAAACTAAACACGTTATATATTTATGAAGATAATAGAACTTATTTTAGATGAAGAACAAGATGATATTGGAGTAGATGCAATTTCAATCGTAGAAAGCCCAGCTATTGAAAGTGATTTTGTTGCTTTAAAGAACCAAGAAATAAAGTTAGCAGAAGTAGACAAAGAAAAGAAGATATTAATGGGTGCTTTATTGATACCAAATAAGCCTATTTACCGCAATGGTGGTGAGGGTGAGTATTATATATACTTTTCAAAAGATACTATTGTAAAAGCATCTCAAATGTTCTTACAGAATGGTAAACAAAGTAATTCAACACTAGAACACAACCAAGCATTGAATGGTTTAACATTGGTTGAAAGTTGGATAGTAGAAAGTAAGGAACAAGATAAATCTGCAATGTATGGTTTAGATGTGCCAGTAGGTACTTGGATGGGAAGTGTAAAAGTAAACAATGATGATGTTTGGAATGAGTATGTTAAAACAAACAAGGTAAAAGGTTTTTCTATTGAGGGTTATTTTGCAGACAAAATGGAAACACCTAAAGATAAAACTTTAGAAGATTTAATGAGTGAAGATGATATTTTACTTAACAAAATAAAAGATATACTAAATGCAGAGGAACAATAAAAACAAAATCTTTATACCAAGTAGAACATCACCTAGTGGCGGTGGACGTGCTTGTTTATGTTGGGATACTAAAAAGTATTCAATAGAGTGTTGTGATGGTTCTATGCAAGCACAAGGCATAGGTGTTATAACAAGAACAGACTGAAAATGCAAATTTTAATTTAATAATCGTTATATAAATAGTATGAAAGCAAACCAAATGTTAAACGAAATAAAAACACTTCTAAACATCGAGGTAAAACTTGAAGAACAGAAGTTAGAAAATGGTACTGTAGTAAGTGCAGAAGCCTTTGAAAAAGATAATGAAATATTCATTGTTACAGATGATGAAAAAATTGCAATGCCAGTAGGTGAATATCTTTTAGAAGATGGAAGATTGGTAGTTGTAGAAGCAGAAGGTCTTATTGCAGATGTTCGTGAAGTATCTGATGAGGTACCAGCTAAAGAAGAAGTTGAAGAAACTGAAGATTTAGAAGAAAAAAAAGAAGAAGAAAAGATGGCAGATGTTGCCGATTGGGAGGGAATGGAAAAGAGAATACAAAACCTAGAAGATGCCATTGCAAGTCTTAAAAAAGAAGATGTTGAAATGGGAGTTGAAAATGGTGGTTTAAAATCTCGTACTGTAAAGGAAGAATTTACAGAAGAAGCAACACAAGAAATTGTTGAAGAAGTAAAAGAAGAATTATCAGCAGTAAAACCAATTAAACACAATCCAGAAGCAAGTACACCACAAAAGAAACAAGTACAATTTGCCAAAGGACAATTTAACACAACACTAGATAGAGTATTAAGTAAATTAAACAAATAAAAATGAATAAAAGAAACGTAAATTTAGCAACTACAACTAACATCACTACATCGTATGCTGGTGAGTTTGCTGGTGATTATATCGCAGCAGCTTTATTATCTGCATCAACTATTGATGATGGTGGTTTAACAGTAAAGGCAAACATTGCTTTTAAAGAAGTAATTAAAAAATTAGCTACAAGTGCAATAGTACAATCTGCATCTTGTGATTTTGACCCACAATCAACTATCACACTAACAGAAAGAATTATTGAACCAAAAGAACTACAAGTTAACCTACAACTATGTAAGTATGATTTCGTTAACGATTGGGAAGCTCAATCTATGGGCTATGGTCTTGGTCAAACATTACCACCAAAGTTTTCTGATTTCTTGATTGCACACGTTGCATCAGAAGTAGCACAGAACACAGAATTCTGTATTTGGCAAGGAGATACTGCAGCTGGTTCTAACAACTCTTTTGATGGGTTTGAAAAACTAATTGCAGCAGCAGTAACAGCAGGAGATGTTCCAGCAGCACAAGCAATAACATCAGTAGCACTTACATCTGCAAACATCATTGACAAACTTTCAGAAGTAGTTGATGCAATACCTGGTGCATTATATGGTAAAGAAGATTTATTCCTATACATCGGAACTAAAGCAGCTAAACTATATGTTCAAGCACTTGGTGGATTTGGAGCAAATGGTTTAGGAGCAAATGGTGTTGCTAATATGGGTACACAATGGTGGAACAACGGAAGCCTAACGGTAAACGGTGTTAAAATCTTTGTATCACCAGGAATGTCTGATGACAAAATGTATGTTGCGCAAAGGTCAAATTTATACTTTGGGACCGGGCTTTTAAACTCAACAAACGAAGTAAAGGCATTGGATATGGCAGATTTGGATGGTTCAAACAATGTAAGAATGGTAATGCGTTTTACAAGTGCAGTACAATTTGGAATTGCATCTGATATAGTATCTTACGCATAATTAATTAATTAATCAATAGAAAGGGGTGGGTAGGTAATCTGCTCACCCTTTTTTTTTAAAACATAAAAAACAATGGCTTGTACATTAACAACGGGTAGAAAGCTACCT